CCTTGAGAAGTGGACTATGGAGCCTTGCCTTGATTGCCCCTCGCAGCGGCTGTTTACGAGCTGCCACTAGTCAGGACTATCTGTGACTGGTCGGGCTGTAAAGGGTGAGTCCGGCATCGGTCTGGACTGCATCGGGTATATATTGCCAGAAAAGACAGGGGGGGTGGCCGTGCGTGCTAAAAAAACGCCTTCAGAGCGTGATCCTTTGCTGCTATTGCATCTAGTGCAGCATGAGACAAGGTTATCGTAAGCGATTGGATCTCCACCTTGGATGATGGGAATCACATGATCGACAGTAGTTGCAGGCATCTGACAGTAGAAGCAAGTCCATTGATCTCTTTGTAGTATCTCAAGGCGTCTGGCTTTGTAAGCTCTCGTCCCTCGAGGGTCACCGCGCTTAGTACTCATTGCCATCCCTTAGTCTTTAGATGATGCAATGCACCACAGTAGTGTGGCTCATCATACTCAGTGTGCCCATACCTGTGTGCTACATAATGCCAATACATCCAGAACTGCTTAATAGGTGTGGACTTCTTAAGGCTCTCAGTCTTCATCTGATAGAGACCATAGACACGCTTAGTACCTGTGAGGTTACCTACTGCTTTATAGTCCCATCTACTCTCTCGATAGATGATCTCGTTATGACATGCTAATTGCTTATCTGTTAGTTGGTAGTTAGCCAATTCTTTTAGGTGTTTAATTGCTAGGTCATTCGCCTTAGCATCTAGTGGCATTGCCATAGATAGAGATATCCCAATAGCGATGGCTACCCCCCGAGCAATCCGCGAGCGGCTCGGGTTGAGCCCCTGATGGGCTCTAGCCCTGAGAGTACCAGACGTGTCAAGTAAGTTAGTAAAAGTCCTGTTCAGACGCGTGTCGCTCATCGATTGTCCGTACTGTAGAACCCTGACCCCTTAAAGCTGATACCTACTGAACTGTAAACTTTATGCATCGGGCTATGACAGAACGGGCACTCAAGGTCATGAGGCTCATTGATAGATAGCCATTCTTCTACTCGTGCATTGCTTTCGCACTTTTCGTTGTCACACTCAAATTCATAGGTTGGCATCTGGATCGACCTCACATGTTCTGCATGTCTCAGTGAACGACCACACGCCGCACATCTTGCATCTCATGGGCTCTAGTTTAGCAAGATCATCGCTCAAATCGCCGTAACCTGCCTTAAGCAATAGATCGACCAGATCACCTAATCTCATGAAGGCTAGGTAGTCCTGTGGACTCTTCTCCCCTTGGCCATTCAATCGACTAACTACGATAGGCAAGTCACCAGATTTGCTTGCCCTCTTTGTGACCTGATCGATCCACGCCTTTGGCTGGAACGCCGATCTAGCTTTAACCTCCATGTCGAACGGGACATGTGTTATATCTTTTCCAGCCCCTCGACCGATGTCTGCATGTGGCCACCATTCCGATAGGTAACGGGCGACGACACGCTCAGTCGAGAATCCTCGATATTTACGGCTTTGTGAGGCCATTGACCGCGTGGCATTTAGCGCATGACCAGCTCTTATTGGTCAAATTCACTTTGATGTCTTTGTAGGGAATCGAGTCATTACATAAACAGCACCGAGTCGTAAACGTAAACTCCTCCAAGATTGCTATAACTTCCTTCGATCGATGAATCTCATCCTCTGTTGGGAATGATTCCCATTCACCATCTTGATTCATAAACTGTAACTTGCCCATAATTAAACTCTCGCCTTCTGTCGTTGCCATGATCCATCTGGAGCAATCTCGTACCAAATAACATCGTTAGGTGATTCGCATCGACCGCCGATCTCACCCGTCACAGCTGCCTTGCATTTCATGTGACCCCATGGCTTACCAGCCTTTGTCGTGCCGGTCTTCCACATCATCTCACCATGCTTGCAGTGAGGGATATCCTTCTCGGTCTGGCCGCCAATGATCTCTTTCACCATCGATACAGCTTCCCCCATTGTGGGCGGCATAGTCGCTGGCTTGATAGTCCATGGATCTTCTTCCTTTACTACTGGGATGTATTCGCCGGATGTCTGTAGCATCTTGGCCTTTGTTTCATCGATGATGGCCTCAGTCTTCTTGACTGTTGCAACCTTTGTCATCTCTTCGCGGCTTGCTCGCTTGCCCTTTGTCGCATAGCCTGCATTTGCCAGAGCTCGACCGATCGCGCTAGTCTCGCAGTTCTCAAGCGCAGAAGTAGCATTGACTCCGCGACCTTGAATTGTTTCCTCTGCCAAGCCAGTCGTCCAAGGTCTTGCGTCCGCTTCTGTGCGATAAATAGAAGCTTCAACAATAAATCGGCCAGATGTATAGTCAATGACTTTCGTATGAATCTGCCCATCTGGATGATCCTTCCAAAATTTAATTAGGCGTTCTTCTACTGTTTCGTAATCTTCTAAATTAAACATAGAGTTCATTCTCCTCGGTGTGTAGTTGCCCTGCTATTGCCATATAGGCTGCAGCGTCGATGTATGTATCGACCTTTCCAGATTCCATACTTCGTGCGAGCTTGACCAAGACCATGCATGACGCCACTTGATAGTCAGTAATAGGCATTTCGAGGAATGCTGACCATAATCGTGCTGTTCTGGACATATTGTCTGACGGGTGTCCGTAGTCCATTCCACGATCTTGAATTGTTGCCTTTGCTTCTGAGAGGAAATCACCTGCATTCACACTCGAACCCTTTCTTTTGAGGCGTAGTAATCTCTAACAGCTTTGCGCCCTTTGAGATAACCTACGCGGATGCCGACGATACGGCCTAAATGAAAATATAGTGCCGACATTACAATCATTGCAAGCAAGTCGCCTAATGATGGATCAAACATGTTTAGCTCTTTTCTATCGACGCCCTTGGTCGATGGCTAAACTGTCTCACGCCCTAAGGGGGAATTCTAGAGATTTAAGGTAACGAAATGGTAACGATTCTAGGTCGTCGATGTGATCATCGATGTCCCGATCAAGCTCGTTATCTAGGTCGTCCATAACGCTTGCCCGAGACTGCGAATGTGCCGTCCTTCTCGATGTAAATCAAGTCCACTTGCACGTTCTTACCTTCGACGTACATGATGGCGAATGCCTGTTGCCAGTTAGCCGATCCCTTGGTGTATGAGGCTTTAGAAAAGTCCATTAAGTTGCCTACCTCCACCCCATGCAGGACACGCCCTATACGGCCTCCAGAGGCCTCTGAGAAGGACGATCGTCCTGCTCTGTGAGTGTGCCCTGAGATGACTGACTTGCCGTGCCTACGGGCTGCCTCAAGGGCTGAGAGACCGCCCTGTGACTTGATAGGGGTGTGGTCGCCGTGGACTGCGATCCAGCCAGGAGCGATGTTGTAAGGCTTCTTGTGGAAGGTAATGCCAAGATCATCGAGCTGCATAAACTTCTCAAACCTAAGTTCCGGCAATGACAAGAATGACGGGATTTTCCGCATAATTTGATTGTAAAGGCGATCCGTGTGATTGGATCGAATCATCTGTGTTACTTGGAGATCGTAAAGAACCTGAACAGCCTCATCGCGATCCGTTCCCAGAGTCTGTTCATAAGCTTCTGGTGTCCCTTCTGACCACTTGCTGATCGTGTTGAAATCAATCTCGTCACCGATGGTGACTACCTCGTGCGGCTTAAACTTGCTAATGAAACTGGCTAGATTCTTGACTGCGTGTCTATCGTGGAAGGGAACCTGTAGGTCACTCACTATGACAATGCGCTTCATTTAATCCTCGTCGTCGTCCTCATAGGGTAGGCGATCCACTCGGTCGGGGATCGATGGCAAGATCCACTCAGGATAAGCATCAGGATCTTGGATAATACTCAGAGCAATATCAACGGCGAAGCCTGCGCGTCTTAAAGCGCGGTACATCTCATGAAGGCTGATAGCCCATGCGTCTAGCTGTGAGTAGGTGTCGAGATCGATGACCTTTTTCTTTGCCATGTCAAAAATTATCGCTCAAGCAAGATGTTATAAATCTCATCGACACGCGAATTAAGTCTCTTAATTTCAGAGAGCAAGTGAGTAATGACGTATCCAGCAAGGCCACCGATCACGGCAAGGCTTGCAAAGTAAAGTGTAAAAAAGTCTGACTGGCTCACTTTTTGGGGCTCGCGTATCCGAACACTCCAGCAACGATCGAACCAAGGATGGCGCGATAGTCCAGAGAGAAGTTAGATGTAGTTCCCCATACGGCCAAGAATGCGCCAATGGACATAACTGCTGGATGCTTCATGTTCATTTATTTTCCACCTATCATCGGGATATTGAACCAACTAGAGTCTTCATCGCCCTTGATAGTAAAGCTGACATGCGCGTGATGATTATGCTTATTGATCCCATCATAAGGACGCCAACGCCAAGCCTTCTTAGATGAAGCGATCTTTCCGTCAAAGATGATGTAACTGATTCTCTTATCGCCAGACTTTGCAAGGAGTCGAATCTGATCGACCAAGTCAGGCATGACATCGGGCTTC